CCGCCGCAGACCGAAGATGCCCGCCCGCGAGAAATCCCCGAAGAGGGCGATCACATCGCCAGCACCAGCCGAGCTGCCCGGCATGGCCGTGCTCAACGTGACCGGGTAGCCCATGAACGTCGGTCCCATGTCCACCTGGAGGCTGCTCACGCCCTGGGCGAGGTCGAGCCGCTGGAAGACCTGGTGAAAAACGTAGGGGCTGACGATCCAGCGGGCGTTGTCGAGGGCATACCGATTGCTCTTGGCGAGCAGAGCGGTAATGTCATCGACGGTCACCTCGGTCGGCAGGTTGTTACCAACCTCGGTGGTGTGAACGCTGCCAGCAGCCCCCGCACCCTTGATACCGGCCGTGCCAGCAGCGGTCGCCCCGACGTTGATGCCGGTGATCCCGCCGTAGCTGGTCGAGCCGTCACCGTTGCAGACAGCCTCGGTCAGGGCCGCGGTGTAAGCCGTGGTGAACTCCTGCACCACCATTTCGCTGAGGTTGATCACCGAATCGGCTAGCAGTTCGTTGCTCACCCTGACTCCGACGCCGTACTTATTGGCAACCAGCGTCACCTGTCCGGCGGTGGCGTCCGAGGTGCTGATCTCGGCGTTCTCAGCGAGCCAGGCACCAGTGAAACCAGCCGTCCGCTTCGGCACGATCAGCGTGTCCGAAGTCATGGGCTGACGTTGCATTTCAGTGTAAATCTCGTTCTTCTCTTCGACGTTCCTGATCAGCGTGGCACTCAGGATGTCGTCAACAAAGGCGGCACCCTTGGTGGTGTCGGCCCCGCTGCCGTCGTTGTTGCCACCCATGGCACGAGTGTAAACGTCGTTCCGCTCGCACCACTCGCGGGCCGAGGTGTCACCGAGAACATAGCCCGCGATGAACTGCCCGCAGCGGTAGGCCGTTTCCTCGTCCCGGAAGCTGCGGAGCCGTCCGCCGTAGTGGATCGGCCGAGGCTTGGCAACCTCGCGAACCTCGCGGGTCACCGGGGCGTCGAGAGCCGAGCAGCGGTTCACGATTGCGTCCAAACGCTGGCGGGCCTCGGCCACCTTCGCGGCCTTCTCGGCGGCGGCCTCAAGCTCTTCGGCTCGGGCCATCAGCTCGCCTAGGTCGGCGTCACGCTGCTCGATAACAGCGGCGTCTTCGCTCTCGACGGCTCGCAGATTGTCGATCTTGTCCGCGACTTCGCGGCTTTCCTTCTTGATCTCAGCAAGATTCATGGTCGGTTTGCTCCTTGGAGTTGTCGCCGTTAGTGGCGTTACATTCCAAGTTCGCAAACCGCTTGTGCCGTTTCGTTGTAAGTTACAACCAACTAGGGAACATTCCGCCGCCGGAAAATCAGATGGGCAGGCATTACATCGCGCCGCTTGGTGCCGCAGCGGCGGCACTCTAGGTACTGAGTCTGGCTGCTGCCGGTTCGCTTGCTCGACCGGCACCGCATCAGACCGCCGCAGCGTTGGCAAACGCGATCAGCTGACACGCCGGAGCCACCTCGCAACGTGTTCCGCTCGGGCCAGCGGGCTCACCCGCAGCGGGGCGGGCTCGGCCTGCTCGGCAATCGGCTCGACCAGCAGCTCAGCGGCCCGCTGGCGGACGGCTGCGGTCGTCTCAGGGTAGGCAGGGGTGAGCACAACCGAGACGTCGTAGAGCCCGCTGACGCGGTTGATGAAACGCCGCGGGCCGTCCGCAGTGCGCTCGTATTCCTCGTCTTCGGCCCGAACAGTAAACGCGAAACTAGCGCCTGACAAATCGCCGCGGCGGACCAGAGCGACAGTATCACGGCCCACCTGCGTATCGGGCGGTGTGATGTCGTAGCTAAGGCCGCGATCATCGGCGGCCAGCCGCAACGTGCCAGCCGACTGACGGCCCAGAATCATGTTGCTGTCATGGTTCAGCAGGGCCACAACATCGGTCTCGGGAGCCGCCAGAGCGGAATCGAACGCACCGGGCCGCAGCACCTCGCGGAATCCGCCCGGCAGTACCACGGATTCTGACTCATACAGGGCCGCATAGCCGTAGAGCCGAGGCTGCCCGTCCTCCTCGCGGTACTCCACCGGCACGGTCACGCCGCGACGCTCAACGCTGCGCCCTTCTTGCTCTCGGTCCATCTCTGCCACCTTTCTTTCGCTCCAGCCCTGGGCCGGATCGCCACCCCACAGAAGCCACGCCACAAAACCGGGCGTTTCCTCACCAGCGGCATCCCAGCCGGGCCGCTTGTCTGATTCGTGCCGAGCAAACCAGGCCCGCATCTCTCGGACGTGGCTCTCGGTCAGCTCGTCACGGCGGGCGATGATGTTCGCACGCCGCACCGTCTCGGGCTTTAGGCCGTCGCCGCTCTTGCCATCTTCATGCAATCGCAGGCCGCGGCTTGCCGCCTCAGCCATTGCCGCTGTTGGCGTCAGATCGGCCATTGCCACCTCCGTTCACGATTTGCCGCAGGGTGGTCATGTTCACCTGCAAAAACCGCTCGTCGCCCTCTGGCCCAATCGGATTCATTCCCTCCGCTGATCGAACCTCGTTAATACTCATAATTCCGCTGTTCAGAGCCTGCTGATACCAGGCCGCTCGGGCGGCGGAGTCGCCACGCATGAACGCATGGACGTCGTGCTCGGCAAACAGCGTCGGATCGTCGATAAGATCGCGGCTGATGCTGTCCTCTATACGCCGCAAGTGCGGCAGCAGCGTGTAGGTCAGGAACTCGCGGGATTGGTGCTCGATGTTGCTGTAGGTCGCACCGTCCAGCGACTGCACCAGGTGCGGTGGCACGCGGAAGGCCCGGCAGATTGTGATAACGGCCTGCTTCGACGCCTCAACAAACTGGCTCGACTCGTTGCTGCCGCTAAGTTCGTGAACCTTCAGTCCGTTGGGCAAAACCGCTGTCCGGTGTGCTCGGTCAGGCCCGCGGTGCATCCGCTCCCACTGCTCCCGCATCCGCTCGGCGGCCTCGGGCGGGATCGGGTTGTCGCTTTGCAAGACCACGCCAGGGCGGGCGTTGTTGCTGAAATAGGTCAGGCCGTAGCTCTCCAAGGCCCTAGCGTGTGCGATTGCGTCACGCACCAGCGTCGGCAGACTCAGCCCATGCACGCCGTCGAGTGTCGGCATCCGCAGATGCCAGAGCTGCCGCTGGTTGTAGATCGTCTGGCGGCCGTTGGGTTCGCGGTAGATGTAGCGAAGCGTGCCATCGGTCAGCCGCTCGGTGGTCATCCGCGACGGGTGAAGCGGCATCATCTCGCGTACCACACCGCGGTCGTCCCGCACCAGCTCGCAGTAGGCGTCACCATACAGCAGATAGAGCATCACCAGCTGCTCCCGCAGCTCGAGGCTGGTCTGCTCGTCATTGGGGGCGTATCTCATCAAGCGATACAGCGGCGAGTCGGTTGCAAGCACCTTCGCACCGTTGGAATCCATGCGGTAGATGTGCAGCGGCAGACTGCCAACGCTTTCGGCAATCACTCTGATGCACGCGATGACCGCGGGCACCTCGGGAGCCGTCGCTGGCGTCTCCCGACGCATCCCACCAGACCGGGCCAAGGCTGCAAAGTCAAAGGATCGCAGCTCGCGGATGCGGTTCTCGTCACGATTCTTTATGACTTCAACGGTACTCATACGCTGATGATGTTCCAGTCGGTTTCTGGCGGCGGTGTCTCAGCGGCGGCCTGCACGGCCATCGCTGTTACAAGTGCGGCAATGCCGTCAATTCGCTCGGTGCTTTTGGCCTTGCTTGGCTTTATGTTGCCCTGGTGGTCGCTCTGTACGGCACAATTCGCCGCGCACCAGTCCATAATCGGGTGATTACATCTGAGTTTACCATCCAACACCAACGCTTCGAGCCGCTTCATGGGTGCAGACAGCGTGCCGTAGCCTTGTCTTACATTGACGATGTCGGCACCCTCGGCCGCGAGGGCCTGGCTGAGCATCGTGGCGTTCCACGGGTCTACGCCGATTTGCTTGACCCCGAACTGGTCACAGAATGACAGTATGTCGGATTTTATGGTCTCATAATCGGTTGCGTTGCCGTCC